CACCACTGCCTGCGTGACTGCATGTACCCGCTACATCCGGCGCGGTATCGCTGGCTGCTGAAAGTGGAAGTCCCGGACAAAGATGCCGGGCGGTTTACCTGTATTGATGACGTCATGACGCCATTAATCAGCGAACGGACCCGCGAGCTGGAATGCCTGCTGAAGCATTACCGGCTGGCGGGCACGGAATATGAATATTATTACACCGGAGAATAATTTATGTTTCATGTGGATAATCCGACGGGTGTACCGGTAATGCCACCTGTCGCGGCTGAATTAAGCAAAACAACGCTTTATTTCACCGAAGGCGGGAACGGTATTCCGCCCACTTATCCGGGGCCGGACTGGTTTAATATTATTCAGTCTGAATTACTGAAAATTCTCGAAGAAGCCGGAATAACACCGGATAAAGCAGATACCGGTCAGATAATGGCAGCCCTGAAAAAGCTGTTTATTACGAACAGTGGTTCAGCTGGTGCCATTGCCGGATTAACCGGTCAGAATAATACATTCCCGTACTTTACCGGCGAAGACACAATGGCATTAACGCCGCTCAGTGCTTTTGTGCGCGGTATTCTCGGGAAAAACACAGCCGGTGAAATTATCGACGCGCTTTTATTACGTGACACGGTAAATAAAGCTAATAGTGCTGTACCGAATACCCGCAGGGTCAACGGCATGGCTCTGTCTTCGGATATCACCATCAGCAACATCAGCGGCAACGCCGGAACGGCAACCCGACTTCAGACGGCCCGCAGGATTAACAATGTGCTGTTTGATGGCAGCCGCGATATCACGATTTCTGCGGGAATGTCACAAACTGAAGGTGACAACCGTTACCAGCAAAAAAACACGGCGTCAAAAGCCGGTAATGGCTGGTTTAAGGACACGTCCACCGGGGTGATTATTCAGTGGGGGTATCTCGGCAATGCCAGTGCCGGGCTGACGTTTCCGATATCATTTCCGTCAGCATGTACCAGCATCACTATTACCAACGCATACACCCGTGCTGATTACTCTATTTCCCTGAAATCGTTATCAGCAGCAGGTGCGACATTCAACAGCGAGAATAACGGCGTTATGTACTGGACAGCGATAGGGTATTAATGATGACTATTTATTTCAGCCCATCAACAAACGGTTTTTATCATTCTGGCCTTCAGGGTGATTATGAAAATGCGGGAACGTGGCCGAATGATTTACAGGAAATCACGGATGAAGAATATCAGAGACTGTTACAGGGCCAGACTGACGGTTTTATTATTGTATCTGGCGAAAACGGATATCCGGTATTAAAAGAACCCGTAATTAACTGGCAGCAGAAAGCGGAAACGCAACGCCAGCACCTGCTGGCTGAAGCAAGGGAAATCACCTCCGACTGGAAAACCGAGCTGGAGCTGGGCACCATCAGCGACGATGATAAAGCCCGTCTTACGCAGTGGATGGCATATATCAAAGCGGTAAAGGCACTGGATTTAAGCACCGTTACTGACGAAGACTCCTTTTATTCCATCAACTGGCCGGAGCGTCCCGATGCCGCAGCTTAAAGGTGTGATTAAAACGCCCACGGGAGAACCGCTGGGCGGCGCAACCATTACATTGACCTCCCTGCACAACCGCGCAGGGATTCTGAAAAGTGCTTTCAGCCATGTCACCACACAGAACGGGGAATATGACTTCCCCGTTCTGCCGGGTGTGTACAGCGTTCGCCTGACACAAAGCACACAGCGCCTTTCAGAAATCGGTGTCATCCGCGTTTATGAAGATTCAGCGGACGGTTCGTTGAATGATTTTCTGGGTGCAACCGATATTGACCTGCGCCCGGAAGCCCTGAAGAAATTCGAAGAGCTGGCGCAACAGGCGCAGCAAAGCGCAGAAGCCGCAGCGGAAAGCGAGCGACAGGCCGGGCAACATGTCGCTGATGCGCAGAAGATAAAGAAAGACTGTCAGACGCTGGCGGATAACGTACAGCAGAACGCAGAAGCCGTAGCGGCCAGCAAACAGCACGTTGAACAGCTGGCCTCAGAAGTTGAGCTGAACGCCGGGCAGGTGCAGCAGGGCGTGCAGAATGTTACTGATGCGGTAAAAAAGGCGCAGCAGGCAGCAAAGGATTCTGCTGACAGTGCCACAGATTCGAAAAACAGTGCTGACAATGCGGCACTGAGCGAACAGAACGCACAAAAACACGCGCAGAAAGCTGAACAACACGAGCAGCAGACTAAACAATATGCGCAGGATGCAGCGACCGCCGCAGAATCAGCAGAGAACGCCAAAGGCGAAATTGACGAAATTCTGGAAGGTGGCTATCTCAAGATAAAAAACAACTTTCAGGAAATTGTTGATGCTGGCCCGTCAGCACTGGCTCAGGCCCAATGGAATTTACAGATTTCCGGGGTGAAAAATAAACAGGTAATTGCCACCCCTTATACATGGCCATCCAGAACTGAGTATGAACAAAGGGTGCATCTGCCACTCGCCGGGGCTTACGGATTTGGCTACACATTTGAAGACCAAAGCCAGGGGCGAATAAATTTTAATGAGGGCTATACGGCGTCGTGGTGGTCACAGTGGGCGAAACCTGGTCGTTATTACGTCAGCGCCAGTGATAAAGAATACCTCGCACCTGAAGGAGAAAGGTGGGGGATTGTTGATTTGCTGTGGCTTAATGGCAGCGGATATAACGATGCTTCGAAGGTTCTGAAGATACTGGCTTTTTACGACTCAGACGGGCACTTACACATAGGCAAGCGCGTTGGTCAGAGCGACTGGTCAATAAGCTGGCGCAAGCTGGCATCGCTCTCTGATGTCAGGGCCATGCTGTATTCATATATTTATAATAATTACAACAGAGAATGGCGAGACCCGGAACTGGGAGGTTTAATTCTGGCGTCATACCAGGGAACCGCAGACGGCGACACAAATATAAAAGTATCCCGTGGTCAGACTTATCCCGGCTCGCGACTCGCTCCTGTGGCGATAGAATGCCAGTTCACCCCATCCGGCACGTATGCTGCAACAACGCGATTCTACATTACCGGCTGCAAGAGCAAATCACTCCCCGGAACTTATATTTCATTGTCTGGCGCGCCAACAACATACAGCGACCAGGCATTTGTTGCGCTATTCATGAGGATTGTATGATGCAGATTAAAGAAATCACCAGCCCCCGTTATACCGAATCCGGTGCGATTGACTGCGACGTTCTGTTTGAGGAAATGGAAGCCCCTGTTCCCTACACTGCCACGCCGGACGATACAGCGAAAACCGGTCAGCAAATCTGGCAGGAACTGCAAAGCGGAAAATGGGGTGAAATAACCCCGTTTGCCGTCACGCCGGAACTTATCGCAGCGGCGAAGGATGCCAAAAAACGGGAGATTGAGGCATGGCGCACAGAACAGGAGGCGCAGCCATTCACGTTCGAATGGAACGGTCGTACCTGGAATGCTGGTCCCGATTCGATGGCTCGCATTGCGCCCGTGGCAATGGCCGCAAAAGTGGCAGGTGCACGGGCAACGCTGGGGTGGGGGGATGCAGCAAACAGCCTTGTCACCATGACAATGGCGCAGCTTCAGGAGCTGGCAGCAACAATGGCGCAGGCGCAAACCGAGCGCAATACTGTGATTTATCGTCGTCAGCGTGAGATGAAAGAGCAGCTTTCCCTGTTGACCACACTGAACGAAATAAGAGCATTCACACCCGGCGATTAAATAATCATTTTGTATAGTTTATGACGATCGATAACATCATATCGATCGTCGGTTTGCATCATATGTGATTAAATACCCCCAGCCCTCCGGGCGGTCATGTCTGGTTATTACACAGGGGGAATCATGGACTCTGTTCGCTGTAAAAACTGCAATAAATTACTGTTTAAAGGAGGTTTTAAGCATATAGAAATTAAATGCCCTCGCTGTAAACGTTACATTGTCATATCGAATGCCAAAGAGCATCCCACGGAGCTGTATTGTGGGAAAAGAGAAGAAATCACGCATTCTGACAAAACCCTGCGTTATTGAGTATGAAGGTCGTATTGTCGGCTATGGTTCAAAGGAGCTACGTGTTGAAACCATATCCTGCTGGCTGGCCCGCACAATCATTCAGACAAAACACTATTCCCGCCGTTTTGTGAATAACTCCTACCTGCATCTTGGCGTATTCAGCGGACGTGATCTGGTTGGCGTTCTTCAGTGGGGATATGCCCTTAACCCCAACTCAGGGCGTCGGGTCGTGCTTGAAACGGATAACCGGGGCTATATGGAACTGAACCGCATGTGGCTACACGACGACATGCCCCGCAACTCTGAATCACGGGCTATCAGCTACGCGCTGAAAGTTATCAGGTTACTGTATCCGTCAGTTGAGTGGGTTCAGTCTTTTGCAGACGAACGCTGCGGACGTGCTGGCGTGGTATATCAGGCGTCGAATTTTGATTTTATTGGTAGCCATGAAAGCACGTTCTACGAGCTGGACGGCGAGTGGTATCACGAGATAGCGATGAACGCGATTAAGCGCGGAGGGCAACGAGGCGAGTATTTGCGGGCTAATAAGGAGCGGGCCGTGGTACACAAATTTAATCAGTATCGCTACATCAGGTTCCTGAACAAGCGCGCAAAAAAGCGCCTAAACACCAAGCTATTCAGGATTCAGCCATACCCGAAGTGA